AAAAGCATGGTTTACATTCCCTCCAGGTAAAGCGTCATATCATACAGACCTTTTTCCGGTTGATAGTGAACTTCGTCTTTGTAGATGCGAGCAGTTGTGCTCAGGCCAGTGCCAAGGGGAACGGCCAGGTCAGTAAGCTGGACTGGATCAAGCAATTGCAGGACGGGATTGTGAGGGACGGTGACAGTGTGAGCCACCTGATCGCGCTGCTCCTGACCCAGGATGAAGGCAGCTTTGCTGGCGCACAAGGCAGCGGTGATGAGTTTGGGATCGCTGGTAGTGATGACGCGTTCCAGGCCGGTGACGTGCATATGGGTATCATCATAGGCTTCGCCGTTGGTAATGGCCCCGATATAGCTGCTGGTTGGAGGCTTGCCGGTGACGATAACGTGATTGGCGCGAATGTCGTCGCTGCCAATGGACAGCGTCTCGATCTCCGGCGCATAGCTCCACACGCTGCTGTCCGTACTCGACAGTTCGCGGAATTGCAGCGTCTCGTTCTGATCGAGAAAGTATTCCAACCAACCGACGCGGCATAACGCGTCCAGAGCCTGTCGGTAGAGCTGGCCTGCGTGCAGCACGAAGGTGATGATATTGGTGCTCATCTGTGCAGTTGTGGGCAGAGACAGACTAAACAGGCCCGCCCTGGCGCAGATTTCAGCGAGCATCCAGGAGAGCGTTTGATTGGTATAGGTAACCTGGTAGCGGTTAGCCTGATCGAGCAGGCGCGTCAAGTCCTCGGCCACAATCGTAAGCTGATTACAGCCAGGAGCACGCTCGAAAACGAGCTGCTTGACGCGATACTTTGCCACCGTCACCGCTTCTGGCGTAGTTGGCGGAGCCCCGGTGCAATAGCCCTCGCCGAGTTGCAGCGTCGTATTGATGCCGAGCGGAGCATAAGTCAGGCCATAGTTAGCGACGGCAGACAGCAAACGGCCCCCGGTATTATCGAGCACGACCGTGAGCGTTGAAGGCTTGCCGATCTCATCGGTACGCTTGTATTGCAGGATCGAGTTTGAAAGGTCAATGTACTGCGATGCATTGCTCTGCTGATAGACTAATCCCAGCTCAACCTGTGTCATAGTAGCGGCAACGTAGCGCGCCTGTGTGCTACCCGGGGGAGTTGTTTTGAGATAGCACGCACCATAATAGGCGTTCATATCGTGCAAAATGAAGCCGCTGGACCAGTGCAGCAGGTCCGCGCTCTGGCGCACGCGAGGATAGCGATAAACCGTCCCTGTATAAGTGCCATTGTCGTTCTCAATGCAGATGAGCTGGTAGAGGCCGTCAAAAAAGGCTATTTGCGGAGCCAGGCGCAGAATATTCTGATTGGTGGCGGGAGCAATATCGGGCAGGGTAGTCCAGGTTGCGCCATTGCTACTGGCAGTGCAGCTATGCAGGGCGTAGAAATCTGAATAGACAATGGTATAGAGCGAACTGGTAGCATTCCAGACGACAGCCAGCCCGCTGGTATTGCCAAGGTAGCTGAGCGTGGGCAAGGTCCAGGTATGCAATGCGCCCCAGGAGCCGCCGCTATAGAACGCACAGCCGATGGCATCGCCACCTGTCACATCATACAGAAAGAAGACATCGTTATTGCCAGCGCTGGCGATGCCTTTGGCCAGCGCGCTGCTCGGCGGAGAGAGCACCGTTGCCGGAGAGCTGCTCCACGTCTGCCCATTGTCAGTGCTGGTCCAGACGCGGATAGCGTTGCCGCCAGTGCCTTGCTGAGCGAAGGCGCGCAGCACGCCGTTAGAGTTAGAGACGGCGCAACCGCTATCCTGCGCCATGCCATTCGACGCGCCGCCGAAGCTAGTCCAGCTCTGCCACTGTGCGATGCTGGTCGGATCGGTAATGCGCTGCCATTGAAACGCCTGATTGAAGGTCTGTAAGCCGCTAGGATCGCGCGTCAGGCTGACGCGAATAATACTGCCATCATTAGCCACACAGGCCGCATTTTGTTGATCACTCGTGTTCAACGTCAGGTTTTGCTGCAAATGGTTGATATGATCTTGCGCCGATAGCGTCACGTAGGGGCGGCGCGTCTGTGCGCCGATAGCGCTGGTTAGCGTACTCGAAATGCTTCTCACTATCCACCGCCCTCCACTCTCTCTTTTAATAAAGAGCTTCTAAATTAGTCCTGCGCTGGTTGGCACGTTGCTGTGCAGTGACCGCTACAGCGTGTCCGGGTTTTGCTATCCATACTGCGAGCCGCCTGGCGCGTACGCGTACGTTTAGCTAGTGGGGCTGCCTTTCGTTGGATACGTGGGTGATAAGCCCTGGCGGACGCGCTGCAGCGGTCACTGCGCAACATCCATTTCATTCCTCAATATGATTAGAAGGCGGAGCATCAACTGTCACTTCCTCCAAACTGAGACGCAATTGCTGGCGTAATTCGGCAAAAAAAGCTTCTTCTGTAGCAGGCTGCTGCGCACGCTGCATACTATACTGTAGTGCTAGCAGGCGCACATACGGCAACAACATTTTAGTAGCGAAGTTAAGACGCTGGCTGGTAGTCAGTTCCTCTACAGAGATGCCCTCTAATAATACACTGAGAGTACGCTCGATGAGTTGACACTGTTGATTGGCGTGCTCATCTATGTTGTGCTGACTGTTAACAGGTTTGTTCATAGCATGTGCTCCTTTACTTATTTAATAACACAAATACCGATAACAATATTTATTTTGCAAATTACGTTAATTAATTTTAGCTAACAAATCGTTAATTATGCTCGCTTTGTAGGTACCATCATTTATAGCGTCCCATTTAACCTGATTCATCCAAGATACACCAACCCAACCGATTTCTGGATCAATAGAATAGGACGCTATAAATGATGGTACTTATATAACGAGCATTATAATATTTTTAAGTTTACTGTATGTACCCCTGTGTATAGAGGCTAACAGTGCAGTTGCCGCTGTTGGCTCTGATATCGATTTTGCCACTGCTATCGAGTTGCACGATGCCGTTAGTGTTGAGAAAGCTATTAGCGGTGGGCAGATTGCCAAGAGCCAGGTAGTTGCCCAGACTGGCCCCGTGTGGCCCGATCTGGATGTAGCTACCGGCGCTGGGACTGGTGAAATTGACGGAAAAGATGATGCCCAGCGCGCCAGACGGAATATTACCGTTCCCCCAGATAGTGAAGGTGCTGGTTGTGCCACTGTTGATCATGGCTCCGCTGATCTGCTGGTAGCCAGTGACAAAGACGACCCGACCCGGTGCCGGGCTGGGAATCCCTTGCGAGCCGTTTGGATAGACAGCCAGCACCACAGCATCTGTGTAGTTCTGCTCATCGAAGAACAGTACCGCGCACAATGCGTTTACCTGAGCGCTTGTGCCATCCAGATGACAGGCCACAGGCACCCCCTGTAAATAGGCGCTGGTGGCCTCCATGATCAAGACGTTAGCCGTATAGGTCGATGGATTGAAAGCGGTCAGGATGCCGCGTTTGATAGTCTCGCGCGGGCTGGTCTGACGGCTATGTCCACGTCTGGCACTGTGATGAATAGTGGTCATGGCTTGCTCTTCCCCATTTTGATATGCAACCTCCGCAGGGACCACTTGATCATGTCCTCCGTCTGGTTTGTTGTACGGTCTCACAGATACGATCAAACGGCTCCTGCGGCTATTTTCCCACAGGCACGATCAACCAGTTCCTGCAGGTATTTCTCATGAGCCACTAGGCGTCGTCGCTGCCCTGACCGGGATTGCTGATATTGTCCGAGCCGGTGCCGCTGTGGAAGCTGCCTGCAGTATAGCTGGTACCCAGCAGCGCATTGAGGGCCGCCGCGATATTGGCGAAGGTCTGGGTTCCAGATGGGTCTACGCGTACAAAGGTGCCATCCGGCGGTAGCGTGCCGTCGGCAGTGAGTTGTACGATGGCCAGGGTACGAGGATTCAGGTAGCTACCGATGGGGGCGACTTGCCCGCCATTGTAGCGTCCGTAAACCAGCTCAAGCATATCTTGCATTATCTTGTCCTTTCGATGGAACCGATAAATCTCTGATACTAAATTTTCCCTCAATCCGCAGAGACCACTTGATCATGTCAGTCGATCCCATATTACAAACCGCTCCACGGACACGATCAAGCGGTCCCTGCGGAGGTGGTACTAGTATTCGATCCATTCCATAGTGATGCTGCTGTAGCCGCCGTTAAAGGTCGTGACCCAGGCAATGAGGCCGTTAGCGCTGCCATTGGGTAACATAATGGTGCTGCCGTTGCTCAGCAGATCCGCCGGATAGGTGGTGAGCAGTTCGACTCTGACGAATGGCGGGTTCAACGTCTGCGAGGTGCTGGCGAATGTGCAGTTTGCGGCGATGGCCGAAGCAGCACCTCCCAGGCGTTTATTGGTGACAGTAGCCGCCGAGCCATAAGCTGGATTGGTAGTTACAACTTGCAAAAAACCGTTGCTTGAGCCCGTGCCCGTCGAGACCCTGATGGAGTAGATCAGCACATTTTTCCCGCTGGTGGCTGGATTGAAGACCGCCAGAGGATAATTGCCTGCCACGGAATTGAGCAGTCCATTGGAGGCCATGAAGGCGCTACCATTGGCGTTCATGGCCTGGTTCCAGGCCATTACCAGCAGATTGCCGCTGGTATCCAGGCGCAGCGCCTGACCTATGCTAGCCGGGTTCAAGCCACCAACCAGGCCACTACCATCCGCATTTGTAAAGCTGGTCATCATTGCCTCCCACTTACCAACGAACTGACTTTTCAGACTAAATTTCTTGTGCGTTATTGAATATCATATTGCAATCCTCTATGATGTTCTCGCTGCCCACCTCCGTAACCACGTTTCGATCTGGGGTTTGGCTTGCCACGATCACCATCACTTTCCACTACTAGTGGGCAGCTTTTTTTCCAACGGTCGTGAATTTGCAAACAGTGAAGCCGCAGGGCCGCGGGCAACCTCAAAGGTTGCAGCCCTACAGATTGCCCTGGCTCACAAGCGCAGGGACTCCCTTACTAAACCAATTCACCAACAAAATTTCTTGTGCGTTATTGAATCCCGTATTGAAAACCGCTATGATGTTTTCGCTGCCTACCACAACGACTTCACTTTCAGACTTGGGTTTCTGGTGGTTGTATGATCCCATCTCTTTCCACAAAATGGTGGGCAGCAATTTTTTATACAATCAAGTAATAACAGCGAGGTTGTTGCAAAACGCATGGCCACCCGAAGAGCGAACCTGGAGAAGCGCAAAGCTGAACAACAGCAAGCTATGCAGCCCCCTCTATCTTGACCTTCTGGCAACATATCGTAAATGATATGTTGTCTTTTTTCTATCACCTTTATCTCTGTAATATCTTGTCCTTTTCTACTCATAACGCCTAAACTCCTCGGTACAATCCACGATAATCTGTTACACAAGCTCCGTATTCATGCCTACACTTATAAGAGATTATATCCTGAGTGAAATTCAGCCCGATCAAAGCGCTATCTTGCACAAGTAGTATAGGATGCACCTGCCCTCCTACAAAGCCAACCTCTATAGTGTCGATCTCACGAGGATCGCCAACCAGGAACCATTGCGTAGGGCTGGTCAGTTGGGGCGAGACGATGGGCTGGACGTAGCCGAGCATGGGGTTGATGTCGTTGTTGTTGGAGCCGGGAACGCCCGCCGATTTGGTGACGACCATGGAGGTCCATTCCAGTTCCGGCGGGACGACCAGGAAGCGCGGGCGCAGTCCCAGGCGCTTGCCTGCAAAGTTGGTCTGTTCGCGCATGGCGGTGATGCCGCTCTGCATGGCCGTGGTGCTGAGATTCGATGAGCCCAGGTTGTTGTGAGGCGCGCCTGTGGTAAAGAGCGTGCTGCCGTCGTAGATGACGGGATTGCCGGAAAGGAAGCCATAAACGAACTCGGCCAGAGTATAGGCCGCCGCCACAGCCAGTTTGGTCGGGATCTGTTTGATGGCCTGCAGATCGTCGTTGATGATGGTTTCGCGGCTGACCGTCACGAGGTTGCCGCGCTTCTGCGGGACATAGGTGGCGGCACTATCGGTCAGGGTAACGGCGGTGTAGGCTGTGTCTTCGGCCACGATTGGCAAGCTGCCAAAGGCTCCCAGGCGCACACGCGTTTGCTGCTTGAAATCACGAATCGGGACAAGAAGCACATTTTCAAACGACAGACATTGTTGATAAAGATATGCTGTTTGCTCTTCAGTTTGTAGCTCGCCGGAGAAAGGAACGGGAAAATCTTGCTGTTTCATCGGCTACTTCCATTCAATCTATCCACCCATCATACACAACCGATGTTTCTACAGTACAGTATACTCAAAGTGTTAGCTGATTTCAAGGTTTTTGTTAGCTGATTTGGGTATATGCAAGAAATTGGATGAAGAAAAGGAGCGGTAAGGGTAGAACGTTACCCTTACCGTTTTTTTGTTGCCACAAGTTAGAACGGACATTCAATTTTTGTGAGAGCCGCTACGCGGAAAGAGGCTTCGCCAGGTTCCCACCTTGACAGCAAACACCGACAGAACTACTATCAATCTACTTACCTATGACTGCATACGGTAAACCTAAACCAGAGCC